CCGTCTTTGATAAAACGGTTTTGAATCTCTTGCTTTTTTATTCCTTTACTGTTTTTATTAAAGAGTACTTCTTCAATAATAAGTGGTATGGATGACTTACCCATACCATTTGTCCCAACAAGTTGGGTAAGATTACTGTCATTAAGATCAAGAATATTTCCTTTGCCATAACTAAAACAGTTATCCCATTGTAGAGTTTTTAGAATAATCATTAAATACTCCCATTATATTCTGTATTTTATCGTCTGTTAAATTAAGTATAGCACTCAAATACTCAACCAATTCTTCATCCATTGTCATCTCTTTGAGATTTAATGTAGCTTCGCTATTTCGTTTTATTACTTTCTTATCGAGTAACTCAGAGTTCTTCACTGTTGCAAGGTCTGCCACATCACCTTCAATTTCATAAATTGTATGATGAAAGTCTGTGGGAATCATCTCGGAAGGGTCTGTTACGGTTTGTCGTAACAGTTGGGGAAGGTCAAACTTATGCCAAGTCCATGGCGGTAAGTGTTTATCTCTGTGTTCGTCAATCATTAAGTACCCTGTCTCGACTGTAGTTCTATGAAAAGAAGTAGTCATTGGTGAGCCAGGATAAACTATGTTTAGTTGTGTATTTGTGTGGCTATGTAAGTCTCCTGCATAAACTACAGGAAACGCGCTAAACCTATCGAGATCAACCTCAGGTGTTACATGTGGTGGTATTTCACCACGCACATGAGTATACAGAGGTTTATCGGGGTTACAAGCCTCTATGCCGCCCTTCTTGTGAAGGTCAACATAGGGCAGTATTGTACCCCATTCGTACTCTGTAGTCTCGTCAATTATTTCAACGAGAGGGTTAACATCTTGGGTTGCTCTCTTAAGATTTGAAAAGAAAGTCTTGTATTTCTTTGTAGCTTCATGGTTACCATCATAAATGATAGTAGGTTTCTTTACACCTCTGACAAAGTCAAAGTATAGCGTAAGTTCATCCATTGAAGGTACTCTGTCAAACAAGTCTCCTCCTATAACATGCATATCAGCTTGAAGTTCTAGTTCATAGATTTTCTCAAAGAACATTTCAAACCGTGCACACGCCCAGGGAAGTGGCACATTCTTTTGCCCTAGCTTAATATGCCAGTCTGCCGTAAATAAGATCATCCTACGAATTTATCTCCCGGCTGCCATTCGCATCCTGTGAGACCACCAGCCTGTAAGGCTTGTAGTGTTCGTAAAGTTTCACTTGCATTTCTTCCTGTATCTAATGCATTTACTGATACATGTTGTATAACTCCTTCGGGATCAATTATAAAAGTTGCTCTATAGTGTACTCCATTATCTTCATCAACTATTCCTAGTTTACGACCTAGAGTAAGTCCAGAGTCTGCACATAGTATATGTCCTATGTGACCTAGTTCTGAATTTGATTCTTTCCATGCAAGTTTGCAGAATTCATTATCTCCACTCACGCCAATAGTATCAGCATGATCGATAAGTTTATCCATATCTACAATCTCTGTCGGACATATAAAAGTAAAATCTTTTGGATAAAAGTACATTACTGTCCATTCATTCAACAGTAAGTCTACATCAACGATAGTGTTAGTATCGTTGACTCCGTGCATGTTAAATTTTGGAAATTTATCTCCTACTGTAAGCATAATAACCTCCTAAGAAATGTTAAATTCATCTGACACTTCGTCAGGTGTTTCTGTACCAGAAGGTGTGGTAACTCTCTGTAAAAGCTCTAATTGAGCATCTGCTGTAGGTCTAGGTAATACATCATCCATAGATTTGAGTTCAGCAATAGCTGCTGTCTCTTCTTCGGTTAATGGTCTTGGTTTACATTTAAGAGCTTGTAGTCTGTACTCAACATTAAATGCCATAGGTCCAGTTTTAACTCTTTGGAAACATATATCCCAGCCTGTTTCAGGATCAGTAGGGTCACCTAAGTCTTCAGCAGCAACCATAATTTGCTCCCAAAGTTTTTTCTTTAGATTTACTACTTTCACTGTGCCGTCAGTTGAGTCGATGCATTGGAGTGCATACGCCCAACCACATTTTAGATCAGGAAAGAAATCTCTTACATGATCTTTGTCCAAGTTATTAAATGTCTCTGTCTCTCTGTCGAAAGCCAAGCACTCCATAGGAATGTTCTTAGCGTTCTCGCCTTTGATCCAGTATACATATCTTGGTAATATATCTCCCACTAGACGGAATTTGTTATCTCCCTCTGTGTATTGATATTGGTTGATTTTAGTTTTTTGGGCTTCCCCTTTGACTTGATTAAATTTTATAGCCATTTATTTTCTCCATGTTGCGTTATCTTCAAACTTAAAATATATTCTTTCATTTTTTATTTGAAGAAGTCTGTTGTTATTAATTATCTCCTCCATTATAGGCAGGTGTATTAACTGTAAAGTTGTATCACCAGTTGCTTTGTAATGGTGGTAATTGCGATAGGAAGCTATAGTTAAGTAAACTGAAGCTTCCAAGTTACTGTAGTTGCGTCTTTCGACTAATAGCTGTCTTGGGTTTACCAAAAAGCTATCCCCATAGAAACTTTTGCCGTAGTATTTGTAGGTTGGATCCTTATAACTAGATGGCATAGGTTTATGGGTTAAAATATGTACTATAGTCATAATTGATGCGGGGTCGCCTTCGGTCACGCTCATTATTTTGTTCATATCATATTTTATCATTATATTATATCAAAATTTTATGCTCTTGTCAAGCATTATTTTTCTATGGTCTTTATAAGGTTGAAATTTCATATCCCTGCTTTATATAGTAGCCAGTCCTAGCCGTAGCTTGTCGAGCAGCTGTTTTACCAATTAGTTGTATATCCACTACTGTAGGCTGTTGTTTGTCTGGATAATCTCGGATTACCCTACCAATTAGCTGTGTAAGTAGTGGCTCGTTATTTACTGGAGTTCCAAGTATTAAGCAACTAAGAATATCTAAAGATATACCCTCAGAGAAAATACTCTGAGTTCCAAACAGTATGTCTTTGTCGTCAAATACTTGTTTCATTATGTCTGCTCTGTCTTCGTGTGCTATGTCTCCAGTCACACAAACTGCATTATCTCCTACTAAGTTGTAACAGCTTTTTAGGAAGTCAACTCGATCAGACACTACCAATACTTTATGACCTTTTGCTGCATACGATGCTGCTGTCATAGCAATAGAATGTTGGTACTCTGGGTTGTATGCCAGTTCATTCACTCTATTAGCCCAAGGTATTGAGTTTCCATCCATAAACCGTATTGGAAGTTTTAGGATATCAATTTTTGGGACTATATAATTCTCTTTTGGTGGTTGAAAGATGTTATCTCCAAAGTAGTCTCTGAACACAACATGTTTACCATCTTTTCTTTGTAATGTACCCGATAGACCAATCTTATATCTAGCACAAGATTTATCTATTATTCTAGCAAAAGTCGGACTACTTACATGATGCATTTCATCTAGTATAATAGTTCCAAACTCTTGTCTTATCTGCTCAATCTTTCGGTATAAACTTTGTACATTTCCGACTACGACTGGAGCATCAATATTAAATTTACCACTGCCAATAATGCCAGGTGTAAATCCATATACTTTTTTACATTCTGTTTCCCACTGCTTTCTTAAAGTTAAAGTATGGGTTACTACTAATGTTTTCTGTCCTAGTTTCCCAGCTATTGCTAAAGCTGTAAATGTCTTTCCCCAACTCACCCAAGCGTTAATTATACTACTGTCTTCAATTTCGTCATATACAGACTGCTGTGAAGGTCGCAAAGTAAACTTGAATGTAGGAAACTCTACAGGTTTCAAGATTCGTTTGTCTTTGATTTCATGATCTTCTGGTATTAAATCCTCTCTACCCACAGGCATAGATACCATACCTTGTTTGATCATTGCCATATTCTTAATTATAAATGGCGGGTCTCCATACTTAAATGATGGGATAGCATAAGTTAACTCAGTATCAATTTTCTTTTGTGTGTGCGGAAGCACTTCCAAATAGATTCGATTGCTGAGTACTGCTTTCATGTAAAGTCAGGACCATTGTACCACTGAACTAAAGAGTATCGCATTCCGCTAGTTACAGGCGTTACTCTATGCATTAGGGCAGAAGGAAATACAACTACTGTACCTTTCTCCATAATTTCTTGGGTAGGTTGTAATTCCATATTACCCCAATAGTTTTTGAACTGTAGTTCTCCACCTTCATAATTTTTTGGATCAGATAGTTGCACAGTTACAGATAATTTTCTATATAAGTCTGAGTCTATATCACAGTCTCTGTGCCAATCGTAAAATGCCCCCTCATAGTAGTTTGCAAACTGTAATTGTTCTTTGCCAGTTACATTAAACTTCCATCCAGTTTCAATGTTAGCAGCACCTACATAGTCTACAACTAATTTTTCTATCCAGCAATTTTCGGGAAAGAAAGATATAAGACCTTTTCTCATATTTTCATCTCGGCTATTATCTTTATTGATAGTAGCAGGGTTTGCTATTAGTTTTGTTCCTTCTTTTATTATAAGGTCACAAACATCATCTGACAAAGCGCGAGACCAATAATAGTATGGATTACGAATAACTGTTCTCATTCCATGTCTCCATATCTGTCATTCCATACATCTTCGTAGATTATTCTAAATTCTTCTACTGTGGGAACTTCAATTTTTATTAAAGGATTAGTCTCATTAGTTTGAGCAATATCCCATACATGACTTGCATAAGCCACTAGTAATTGTTTTTCTGTGTATAAAAGCATTGCTTTCTCCTATTTCATCCAGTATCTTTTAACTGGGGGGTTAATTTCTTTTTTCTCTGCTGGGTTTCTTTTTATAAGTTTACCACACGAATAGCATGTTAAATTTATATTTAGTAACTCACATATTGCCTCATCTTTTGGCATAGCAAAACAACTATGCGGATGAAACATTTCTGTGGGCAAAGGCCAGCCTATGTGTTTTATATCATTTTTCATTTATTCTAAGATGAGTAGCATATGCCCACTCAATATTAGGTGCTACTATTGTTTTTAATTCATATAGTCCTAACTTTAAAGCAATGTCTATTCTTTGATTTCCGTATACACAAAGCCACCTTTTACATAGCCAGGGGTTTATATACTCGGTCTTAACTTGTCTTAAAGCTAGATTATAGTTGATTTGATTATTAGGAATTACTATGATTGGATTCTTAAATCCATTTTCTGCAATATTATCAAAAAGACTACTATATCCTTTTTGTTCGTTTCGTTTTCCTACTACTTGAAATATATCTATAAGTTTTATGTTTTCAATTTCAAAAGTTTCTTCAAGAACTTTTAAATCTGAGGTTAACATATTTACTTTTATATCATTCTCCATGTGTCTTTTTCTTTTTTACTAGATACATTGTACAGTACCCAAGGTATATTTTGTTTATATAAAATTCCTGCCCATGTCATATCATCAGACAAAGGTCTTTTTAAAGTAAATGGAAATACACAGTCCTTACACCATAGTATACTTACTACATCTTTTTTATCTACTTTTAAAATTTTGTGGTATTTTAACTCCACTCTTGTTGTCTTTTCTTTTAGTATAAAATATCCAGATGAATCAATATATTGTTTACCTCTATGCATAAGTAGAGAGGGTATATCCTCTAGCATATACTTTAATGGGTATAAACTTTTCATAGGACTTTGAAGCCTTCTCATTCCAAGAGTTTTTCCTTTCATATTTCTATCATCAAGTACTTGATCTTCCACCCATAGTAATCCATCTTGCATTTCTACATTATCAGTATGTACTACATATACTGGGAAGTCAATATTATCATAGTTCAGCATATTTACTCTCAAACTTGCCAAAGGAATAATCATCACCAATATCAAAATCACAACCTACAGGGCAGCCTGGTATACTAAGTCCTCTATCTTTTTGTACACATTCTCTAATAACCAGTTTGTATGCTTCAACTGCAGGCTCTTCGACCTCTGCTAGAATGGAGTCATGGACAAGAGCAAATATATTTGCTTTCCATGGAGCATTCTTAACTATAGCATGAGCATCAACAGCACCTAATAAATTAATATCTGACGCCACTGATTGCACAAGAAAGTTTAGACCTGATCTAACTTCATGACTGGCAACACCTTTATTGTCAGACATTACATTAGGTAATCTTCTTTTTCTACCAAAGTAAGAATAAATAAAACCATTATCCCTAATATACTTTGATGATTGATCAATCCACTTTCTTAATTGGAAAAACTGTCTGAAGTAATCATCAATAACTTCTTGTGCTTCATTGACACTAAATCTACTTCCTGAGTCTTGTGTTACTTGTTCTGATATTTTTCTTGCACCAGCACCATACATAATCCCAAAGGTAACAGCTTTAGCAGCCTGTCGTTCTTTTGAGAAGTTGGTTGCAATATCTTCTACTTCACCTGGTAGCTGGAAAACTAACTTAGCAATATTACTATGAAAGTTACCGCCAGACTTAAATACATTCATTAATGCTTTGTCATTTGCAAGTACTGCTGCAACATACACTTCTGCTGTTGTTAAGTCCATTGCAACTATTTTGTTGCCTGGCTTAGCTTTAATACATCCTTTAACAATAGGATTATCTCTAGGTATCTGTTGCATATTCATTTTACCACTAGATGATAGTCTACCTGAAGTAGTGCCATGTAAATTAAATCCTGTACGAAGTCTACTATCTTTATCCAGCTGTGGAAGTATTTTATCTAAATAAGTATTCTTAATCTTTGACTTTTGTCTTATGCTAAGAATATGTTTAGGTATCTCGCTAGTCTCTGCTAGTTCTTTTAATACTTCTGCATTTGTAGAGTGAGCTCCTGTACCAGTCTTTACACCTGTAGGTTTTAGTCCTACAAAGTCAAACAATAACTCTCGTAATTGAACTGTACTATTTGGATTGAACTCTTTTTTCTTTATTTCTTCAAACCTTTTAACAGCATCAAACTCATATAATTCTGCTACTGATTTATCAATATCTTCTTGCATGAGTATGGTTGATTTACCTAGTCGTTCTTTATCAAAAGGTACTCCTGTATCTTGTACATCCGTTAAGAATCTGCAGCCAGGTATCAATATATTTTCGTACACGCTAAACAGCTTTGCATTTTTCTTCACTGCTGGATATAATTTAGCAAACACTAATAGTGTAACTACCGCATCCATCGCAGCATAAATCTTCATAACATCAAAAGGTATTGAGTCCCATTGAAAATCAGCTTTTAGTACTCTGTTATTCTTTTTGTAATCATCTATCCAATCATACATAGGTTTCTCGTAGTCACCATAAGGTGTGAACTTCATTGCTAATTGTTTTAATCCATGACTGCCAGGTACTTCATCTAAGCAATAATGCAATAACATAGTGTCTTCGAAGTCTGGAAAAGTAAAATTGAAATGATACTCTAACATAGCTATGTCAAACTTTGCATTGTGAAATACTACTTTCTTCTTTTTAAATATTTGATTAAACAATACTTCTGCAGTTTCGTCTATGCAGTCAGTTGCAATGTATACTCCATGGTCTCTTTGGTAAGACATACTTATACCTATTACATGACCATCTCTAGGATATAATCCTGTGGTTTCTGTATCAACAGCAACCCATTGATTTTCATGATCTCTGGCATTGATAAGGTATCTATGTAATTCTTTTGACTCTGTAATTCCATAGACTTTTTCTTCATCTACTTTCATTACTTTCAGTTCTCCACTAATAAACTTTATAATGTTTGCTTTACTTTCTTCCCATGCTGGCTTTGCCTCTGGTTTAAAAGTAAGCATAGCAGGATTTATTACTGGTAGAAACTTATCATCTACACATCTACCACTATACTCTGTTATTGAGGTACACTTCGTATAACTTTTTAGTGCCTCTGATCCGACTAGAATAACCCAGTCATATTCATCTGTGTTAATCTCTATGTCAACATCAGCTTTTAAAATTTTCTTTTTTGTTTTGTCAGAGCAAAGTGCGAATCTATCGAACTCAAACTCATTCTCAAAGTATCTTACGAAGTCTGTTATACTAGGCTTCGATTCAATTAGTGCTACTTTCATGATATAATCTCTCTCTTAATTTATTTACTTGTGTTTGTGCTAAGCTGCCTGGATCAATACCGTTTCCTAAATCTATGTTTCGTACTAACATTCCAAGTGCTTCTCCCATTGTTTTGATGTCTTCGGCTGCTGTCTGTCCAGCCTCATCGCCATCAAATATAATATCTAACCCAACAATATTTTGCATCTTAAGAATTGATAACTTTTCTTTATCTACATTCCTAGTTCCGAAACAACATATTGCGTTTGTCAATCCCTTGTCGAAAAGATTTACTAAATCGAAAATACCCTCGACAAGAATTACTCTGCCTTTTATTGAGTTAACGGCTGAAGGATAGAGTGGTAGCACGGCTTGGGGAGGATATATAAGATACTTTGGCGTTTCCGTCATAGTCATATGTCTGCCGTTAAATGCTACCACCTTTCCAGTTATGTCACGAATTGGAAAAACGACTCTGCCGTTAAAACTTCTATCGTGATGTAAAAAAGCTTCAAAATGCTTATAAGTTTCAGGTTTGATTTGTCTCCAGTTTCCTTCATATGGAATGAAACCTTTTGGAAACTTAAACCCTACACTTGAAGATCTTGTTTCTTGTATTACAGTTTTTAATTTTTGTCTTCTGATGTCTAAGAAGTTAGCTGCTTC